GATGTAGGCGAAGTGCGCGCCGAGGTAGGCGAGCAGCGTCTGCCACTGCTCGATGGGCGGCAACTCGCCCTTGACCAGGCCGAGGGCGATGGCGCCCACAAAGGCGACGGTGGCCGCCACCAGCGCACGCGCGAAGTCAGTGTTGAAGCGCGTCTTGGCCAGCTGCGTCAGCAGGAAGGCCGCGACCGCCAGCACCAGGTCTTGAAGCAGTTGCGGGTCGAGAGGCACGGTCATGGGGCATCTCCTTGAGCTAGGGGTGAAAAGAGGGGTCGGCCACCAGGTCGGCGGGGCCGAGGTCGGGCCGGCGCGTCCCCTGCACCAGCAGGTACTGGCCGGTCTTGTGGGTCCACTCGAACTTCGACCAGGTCAGATACTCGCTCGTGCCGGTGAGTGGGTCGGCGAGAAGGACACCCGCCTCGTCGTAGCCATAGGCGGCCTTGAAGTGACCAGTCTGCCGCCAGCCGTCCCCGCTCATGCGCAGGAAGAACAGCACGATGGGGACGTCGCCGCGTTCGAGCGCCTGCGTGACGATGGCGCGCAGGGGAATGTCCTGGTCGCTGATGCGGTACTGCGTGCGCAACCCCGCGCGCTGGCGCGCGAACTGGCTCAGACGGTCAATGTGGGTGTAACCGATGTACGCGGGACCGTACACAGCGTCCTTGATGAAGTCGGCGGGTAGCTCGACACCGGTGAACCAGCGGATGGCCATCGCCAGGCACTCCGGCCCGCAGTTGTTCCAGCGGTTTTCGTCGTCACGGTCGGCGTCAGTCGTCCAGTCGTTGAGCTGGTGATACACGGGGAAGGCGGGCAAGCAGCGCATGAGGCTCGGAGGCTCCGGGGCTGGCGGGGGCGGTTCGGGGGTAGGGGGTGGGGGCGGTGGGGGCGGTGGGGGCAGGGGCTCAGGCGTGGGCGAGTAGGGTGGACCCGCCGCGAACCAGGCGCGGACCTCGGCCATGTCGTCCGTCTCGTAGTCGTGCCACTCACCGCCGGGGTAGTCGCCACAGTTGAAGACGTAGACGCTGTGGACCTCTGGCCCCTGGACGGCCAGGACAGCGTCCAGGGTGGCGACATAGCCCGCCGCGTCGAGGCCGCAGTCGGGATGCCGATGGCCCGCGACCGAGTCGACGTAGGGGTGGCCGGCCGCGTCGTGGCGCAGCGCGCCCACGCCCACCTCGGTCAGCAGGATGGGCCGCCGCAGCGCCTCGGGCAGCGCCCGCACGCAGTCCACCGCCCGGCCCGCCCACCAGGGCGTGTCGAGGCGGCCGGGGGCGACATACTCGTGAAATGAGAAGTAGCCCAGACCCTCGGCGACGGGGGCGAAGTCGTCCGCGAACTCCCAGGGCTCGGGGTTGCCCACGCTGAAGTTGCCGCCCGCCACGCGGCCCGACCAGCCGTCGGCGTTGGCCAGCTCCGCGAACCGCTTCACGGCGAGGGCGTGGCGGGCCAGGTCGAACACCCCGCGTTGATAGCACTCATTCCAGGGCGTCTCGATGGCGCCCGCGAAGTCCTGAAAGGGCGCGACTAGAGGGGCGACGCGCCGCCAGAGCCGCTCGGCCGCCGCCGCCGGCGTGGGTGTCAGGTCCTTGTCGTCGTCGCACCAGACGCGCAGCGTCAGGAAGAACGGGCGCGCCTCGAAGCGCGCGCGGACCATACCAGGATCGGCGAACCCGCGCACGCCGACGAGCTTGAGACAGCCCACGCCGGCGACCAGGGCCTCGTCCACGCCCCGCGTCCAGGCGTTGACGTGGGGACCGCGAAGGGTCATGCAGTTCTCCTTGAACAGTCTAATGGTGATGGTGGCCGTGGGGATGACCGTGTGCCGCTTCCGCCTTGCGCTGGCGCGCGAACTCTTCGGCGCGGGTGATGTCAGCCTCGTAGCAGCGCGTCTTCTCGCGCACCCCTAAGGCCGTGATGTACTCCAGCGCGTCTTCGATGCGCCGCAGGTCGGCGCCCTTGGCGTCGCCCGTCTCCATGGCTTGGCGGGTGTGGACCAGGTCTTTCACCACGAGCGACTGCACGCGGTCGAGAGCGTCGCACGAGGCGCGGATGGCCTCCACCTGCTCGGTGGTCGCCGGGAGGTCGCCGTCGGCGCGGGTCAGGAAGCGAGGCATAGGGTCTCCTTATTCGGGGTAGCCGGTCATCTGGCCAGTCCCGTTGTCGTGGTGGCGGTGCAGGCTGTAGCCCGACGCCCCCGCGTAGTCCAGATAATGTTCGCTGTTGCCGTGGGTCTTGGTCGCATACTGCACCGAGTGCCAGGTGCTGTTGTGGCGGTACGGCGCGTACTGGCTGTGGGTGTGGTTGGCGGCCGCCCAGCTCGTGCCGTGGCTGTGGCCGCTCGCGGCGTAGGTCCCCCCGTGGGTGTGGGTAGACCCGGCGTAGGTGCTGAAGCCATGGCTGTGCGTCGAGAGAGCGTACTGAGAGTGGCTATGGCTCGCCGAGGCGTAGCTAAAGTGAACATGGTTGACAGGGTCGTAGTTGTGGCTGTGGCTCGCGTCCGCGTACTCGGTGTGGCTGTGGCCGCTTGAAGCGTAGGCCGACCCATGATCATGTCCGCTACCGGCGTACTCAGTGTGGCTGTGGCCGTTTGAAGCGAATCCGGTGTGGGTATGGGACCCAGCCGCCAGGTCGTAGTGAGAATGGTTCGCTGCCACGTAATTGTGGGTGTGGTCTACGGGGACGAAGTCAAGATGGGCGTGATTGGCGGCCGCGTAGTCGCTGTGACCATGGCTCGCGTCGGCGTAGCTGTGAGCGTGACTCGCGTCGGCGTAGCTGTGAGCGTGGCTCGCGTCGGCGTAGCTGTGAGCGTGGCTCGCGTCGGCGTACACCCCTGGGTGGTCATGGCCCAGCGTAGCATACGTCGAGGGGTGGGCGTGACCGAGGGCCGAGTAAAGCGAGGTGTGGTTGTGGGTCAGCGGGGCGAAGCGGTCGTCGTGATAGGCTCCGTGGTTGAGCGGGGCATACTCTGGATGGGTATGGTCCGCCAGCGTCGCCTCCGCGTCCTCGACCCGCGCCGTGAACGTGTCCAGGTCACGGCGCAGGCCGTAATCGGGAATCTCCAGGTTACGCACATCATGGAGGAGCGTGTCCAACGCCCGTAGTCGCCGCTCGTGGTCGCCAACGATGTCGTACATGGCGGCCTCCTATTGCGGGGTGCTGGTCAGGTTGCCGTTGCCGTTGGACTGATGGCGGTGGCTGTTGTAGGTCGAGGCCGCGAGGAGGTCGGTGTGCTGGTGGCCATAGAGGGCGTAGTCAACCGTGTGGTTGTCGTCGCCGTGCCAGTAGCCGGCGTAGACCCCGTTGTGGAGGTGGTCCGACGCCGCGTACTCCGTATGGGTATGGCTGGCGGGGGAGTACTCGGAGTGGGTGTGGGTGAGAGGGGAGTACTCGGAGTGGGTGTGGCTGCTAGACGCATAGCTCTGCGAGTGGTTGCTGTCGCTGTGGAACGACGGGGCGTAGACCCCATCGTGGTTATGGTTGCTCGAGGCGTACTCGCTGTGAGAGTGGGCGCTGGCGGCGTAGTTATGGCTGTGGTTGGCTGGCGCGTAGGTCGAGTCGTGGTTATGGGTACTAGACGCATAGTCGTGGGTGTGGCTGAGAGGGGCATAGTCGGTGTGAGAGTGGCTGCTGGAGGCATACTCACTGTGTCCGTGACCTAACGAGGCATAGGCGCTATCGTGATTGTGGCCATTGGAGGCGTACTCCGTGTGACTATGACCGACCGCCGCGTAGGTATGGCCATGACTAAGGCCCGCGTATACCGAATCGTGATTGTGGGTCGGCGTCGCATATACCCCATCGTGATTGTGGGTCGGCGTCGCATACACCCCATCGTGGTTATGCCCACTGGCTGCGTATTGCGCGTGCCCGTGGTTCAGGGGGGCGTAGAGTGAGTTGTGGTCGTGGTTGAGAGGGGAATAGAGCGAGTTGTGGTTGTGGGCGAGCAGCGAGAAGCGGTCGTCGTGCCAGGTGTCGTGTTCGATGGGCGCGTACAGCGCGTTGTGGTTGTGGTTGGCCTGGCCGTCCTCGAGGGTGTCGAGGCGGGTGGAGAGGGCGGTCAGACTCAGGCGGGCGTCGTAGTCGGCGTACTCGCGGTTGCGGAGATCATCCGCGAGTCGTTCGAGGTCGAGCAACCGCTTCTCATGCTCTGCCACTGTCCAGTCTAGCGTACTTCCGGGCGCAGCGGGTGAAGGAGTCTCTACCTGGGGTAGAAGAATGGCCGGCGGGGCCGCCACCCGCCGCATGTCGGCGGGCATGGCTCGCCGGCGACGATTGCGCATACAGGGCTCCTAGATGAGCAGGTTGGGTTCAAAGCGCGCGTCCACTCGCTCTTCCTGGCCCGCGTCCAGGGTGTAGGTGACCGTCTTGAGGTCCACCTCGACCAGGTCGCGGCCCCAGGCCAGGACCACGCGGTCGCCCAGGCGCAGGTGTTTGCCGATGGCGAGCTGCGGCGAGTCGCGTAGCGCCACAATGGTCTTGGCGTCGGGCAACCCCTCGCGTAGGAACTTGAGGGCCTCGGTGCGGATGGAGGGACCGCCAACCCGCTGGGAGTTGTAGTATTTCTCGCGCCGCGCGCCCGGATAGGCGTACAGGCGGTCGTTGTCCCAATACGTCTCACGCACCGGGCCCAGGTCCGGCTGCCGACCCCCGACATAGATCAGGGTATGCTCTTTCTCGCCGTTGTCCTCCTGTACGACTTCGGTACAGTGGGTGAGCGGGTAGAGCGTCACCGGGCGCGGGCTGTCGAGGCCTCGGTTCTCGCCGCGCACGTCGAGCCAGGTCCAGACATCCAACCCGAACTCGTCGTTGATGCCCCTGAGCGTCACGTCGTAGCCCAGGCGGAAGGGGACCGTCTCGCTCAACCCTGTCTTGACGATGTCGTCGCACAGGGCCAGCAGCGTTTGCCCGGTCTGGGCGGTCTTGGTGAGCTTGGGGGCGACGCCGAAGGCGGGCCGGACCTGCATCCCCCAGGTGGTCAGGAGACTGCGGCCCTGGTCCTTGACGCGCGCGCCGAAATGCTCGTCAAGGAACTGGGTCAGCATCAGGTCAGCGGGGAGGTCGGTCTTCTGGACGTAGATGTTCGAGGTATCGGTGAGGGGAATCTCGTTGATGACCCGCCAGGCCAGGATGCCCTTGGCCCCCTGCCCTCCGATGGTGAACGTCTCCTGCCCCGACTGCGACAGCGTCCGCTTGCGCCGCTGGAGGCTGAATAGCCCATTGAAGCCGAGGACGCCGCCATGCGGCTGGCGCAGCGGCACAATCCAGCGGCCGCGCTTGAGGAGCGACCAGGGCGTGCGGGGGTGGACCTCGATGCTGAAGGTGGGGATGCCGTCTAGGGCCTGGTTGTAGCTGGCCTTGGACCAGCGCACCAGGTCAAGAGCGCGGCCCGTGTAGTCCAGCACCAGAAACTCAGTGGACGTCGCCATCGCGCCTCCTAGCCGTCCACCGAGAGGTGTTTGGTCTGGGTGTAGCTAATCACCCGGGTCTGCGCCTGGCCATTCTGGAGGCCGATGCGCAGCTTGTTCTTGCGCCGGCGCAGGTGGAACGTGTCGAAGTTGGAGCCGGGTAGCATCGCCCACGTCACAGGCCCGTTGACGTCGCTCGTAATCTCTTTGCCGCTCGGCTTGGTCACGATGCGTAGCTGTTCATCTGGCGAGAGGGTGTAGTCAAAGACGAGGCGCTGGCCGGTCGAGACGTTGACGATCTCGACCAGCTTGCCCGGCCCGATGACCAGGAACTCGGGCCAGCTCTCGGCGCTCCCTCGGTTGGTCATGGTGGTCATACCGGGGGCGGTCACGGTCGCCGCCGACCCGTGGCCGAACACTAGGTCGCCGGGGTAGCGCTCGGTGACGCTCCAGACCTCGGTGCCGAAGGGCAAGCTCAGGGGATGCCAAACGCCGCTCCGCTCCCCCGGCAGCCACAGGGCTGCATACGCGCCCGACGCCCGCCCGCCCGCGCTGGTGTGTCCGCCTACCGCGACGACCGAGCCGTCAGCGAGGACCCGTATCCCCCGCACGGTTCCACCGGGTAGGCCAGCGGTGGACATGCGGGTCCACCCCAGCCCCACCAACTCGGCGACGTTGACGCAGGTCTGCCCATCCGCCACACCAAACAGGCCGCCCGCGTAGAGACGGCTGCCGTCGGCGTTGGCATCCAGGCAATGCACCGGTCCATTGAAGCCTGACTGACCCACGCCCGAAAAGGCGAGCGTGGTCATGTTGAGGCGCGAGACAAAGGCCGTCCGCGATGACGCGCCCGCCGTGTTCGAGAGCGGCGGTGCGCCCGTCAGGGTGTAGCCCTTGTCCACCCAGCTCGTCTCCTTGGTCGTGACCACCAGCCCGGTCCCGATGGACCCGGACCCGACGTAGGACGTGCGATAGAGGTTGTACTCGCTCGCCCCCTCGACCTTGTTCCAGAAGACGCGCAGCCAGTTTCCCGTGTAGCCCGTGTAGCCCGTGATAGACACGGTGTTCGAGGCGGTTGTCTCGCCCTGCGGGGTCTTGGCGGTCACGACGTAGGCGTAGTCGCCCGGAATGCAGTTCGAGTCGAAGTAACCTGCGTTGGCTTCGTAGCTGGGCCACTCCGGCACGACAGTCAGCGCCACCGGGGGCGTCATCGTGCCGGCCGTGCTGAAGTTGCCGCCCAGGTAGAGATAGGGCGTGAGCCGTCGCAGGCAGTAGACCGCGCCGGTGGGTGAGTCGGCGAGCGTCAACCAGGTGAGGGCAGTCGGGTTGAACTTAATGAGGTTGTTCGCCACCCCACCCGTGCCGACGGACCGGTCGAACGCCCCGCCGATCCAGAGGCAGGTGTTGTCCTGGTCCACTTCGAGGGCGTACACCGTCGCCGCCGCGCCTGAGTTGTAGTACAGCCCGCCAGGGTTCGACCAGGTCGCGGTGGCCACCGTGTAGACGGCGAGGTTCTTGACCGCGAGCGCGCCTACCGCGTCGAAACGCCCCCCCACAATGAGTTTGGCGCCGTCCGGGGAGAGCCGCGCGCAGCGGACCTCGCAGACCCCGCTGGTGGCGGTGAAGCTGCCCAGGGTCACCCAGGCGCGGCCATCGAAGCGGCGCAGCGTGGCCGTCTGACCCGCGCTGACGCTCGTGCCGGCGTAGAGAGCCTTCTTGTGGTCCACGTAGACGACCTTGGCGGTCGCGCCCACCGACGACCCAGCCGCAGCGCCGGGGGTGGTCCACTCGCCGTCTTCGAGGCCCGTGACATAGGCTAGCCCCAGCGTTGAGCTGTGGGCCAGACGCGCGACGTCCTGGCTCGTCTCGTTGAAGTAGGCGTCGTAGCCGACGAATTGCAGGGTGACGCGCTGGACGCCGTCGCGCTCGACCTCGGGTCCCCAGTCGAACCCGCCCTTGAAGACCACCAGGGCCTGCACGACGGCGCCGGCGGCGATGTAGCGAAAGACGCACGGACCGGTCATCAGCTTGTCAATGAGGGCGGCGCGCGCCTCGTGGAGGGTGGCGGTATCCGTCTGACGCAGTACCAGTCCGACCGAGAGCTGCCGGCTATCCACCGTCACGCGCTGGAGCGTCGCCCCGGGGTGATAGCCCTGTTCCATGGCGTTGTGACGCACCTGGACCATGCCCAGCCCTGAAATCGGACCGGCGATGATGGTGTCGTCGTCGTCAATGTCCACCACGCGGCCGTGGTCCCAGACCGGCACATCGTCTACCACCTCAGCGCGGGTCGAGGCCGACTCGTCGGCGGGGCCGACGAACTTGAAGCCCGTTCCCAACCCACCGTATATCCAGGTCGTTGGGTCGGTCCCGCTCTCGGCCTGGAAATCGTCCAGGTAGCACTCAATGGAGTAGCTCCCGGTCGCGGGCAAGGCGATGAAAGCATACAGGCGTCCGTTGACCTGCGCAGCGGTCAGGTCCACCCCGTAGCGCTGCCAGCCGCGGCTGTTGGTTTCGAGGAGCTCGGCGGTTTGGCGGTACAGAATGGCGCTGTTGGCGCTCCCAACACCGATGGTGAGGGGCGGCAGGGGCGCGGCGCTGGCGGGCTTGATGTAGAAGGAGTAGTAGCTGTCCTCGTAGACGCCCGACTTGGGCGGGGCGAGTTCCAGCCACACCCCGACGTTCGATTTGGCGGTCGCGCGCCAGTAAAGCGCCCCCGTGCCGTCGAGCGTCTCAGCGGTGTGACCGTTGATGCTCTCGCCGACCGTGACGCGCTGGACAACGTCCGAGACGCCGAAGGCTCCAAAATAGAGCGCTCCCTCGAAGCCGGGGTTGCGGCCTCGGTTCTCGCCCTCCTGGGGATAGATGACCTGGAAGTTGGGCGCGTCAGCCATTAGCGGTAGCCCTCCAGGACCGTCCACGCGCCCAGGGCGAGCGTCGCGGCGGAAGCGTTGGCGAGGACGGCGTGAACGCCGAAGCCGTAGACGCGCTCGCCGACGGTCATGCTCGTCGTGTCGGTGGTGGTCAGTTCAAATTGGACGCGCTGGAGGCCGTTGGCGCTGGCGATCTGCGTCCCAGCCACCGGCAGCCGCCCTGCCGCGTACTTGGCCTTGGGCTGCACCGCCAGGTCGAGGGATTGGTAGCCCGTCAGGTCGGGCCACGCCCCCGGCGCGGGTTCGGTGAAGATGAGTGCGCGCCCGTTGGCCGCCAGGTAGTCGTCCCCTTGGACAACAGCCACATACCCAGCCGCGTTGATGGGCGAGATGACCGCTGGGTACTGCCCCGGCACGGCGATGCGCGCCAGGGCGTAGCCCACGGTGTTCTCGCCAAAGCCGCCAGGGTCCGCGCCCAGTAGGGCCGAGGCGATGCCCGCGATGGAGGCGTCGAGATATTCGACCCCCGCCACCCCGACCAACCGCAGACTGTACTGCGTCTGCTGGTACACCGTCAGGTCGGCCGTGCTGAACACCGCCGCGTAGACGCCAGGAGTCACGGCCAGCGAGGCCGGCAGAGTGTAGGCGTACAACCCCGCGCCCCACTCCGTCGCGGCCGCTCCGACCACGATGCGGCTGCCGGTCGGCCCATACACGTCCACACTGGGCGTGAGGCCCGCTTTGCCCGTCACACCGGCCACGTAGCCGACCAGGAAGGGCAGGTCTTGGTTGAGTTGTGCTAGCATGATTCACCCTAAGGCTGAAGCCGAGGACAGGACCGACAGTGCGCCGCTGTGGGCGCGGCGGGTGAGGAAGGCGGTCGAGGGGACGACCCGGGTACGGGGACGCTGGAGGACCGCGCCGATGTTGTACACAAAGCGCGTACCGGTGAAGCGCAGGATCGCGGCGGCCGGGATGGGCCGCGAGCGCACCAGGCGCGCCGTCGCCCCCACGGTGCGCGTGAAGCGCACGCTGAGGAGGGTCGAGGCGGGCGCCACGCGCCGCACCGACCCCACGAGGGGCGCGGTCGCCGTCACGCTGCGCTGGTTGACGCTGGCAAGGGTGGCCGTCGCGCCGACCGCACGAGAGACGCTCGCGGTGAGGGCTGCTGAGTCGGGGACGGCGCGGGACCGCGTCTCCACCAGGGCGACGGACGAGGGGACCGCGCGAGAGAGGGCGCTGACCACGTGCGCGGTCGAGGGAACGGCCCTCGTCCAGGCCCAGTAGAGCATGCCCACGGCCGATACGGTGCGCGAGACGCCTGCCCGCGAGAACGCGGCGCTGGCTGGCACGGTGCGCGTCCGCGTCTCGACCAAGGCGGTCGAGGTCGGAACCGCGCGCGCGGCGCTGCTCACCAGGTGAGCGGTGGCCGGTACGGGCCGTGTGAGTGAGGACCGCACGCCCGCGCTGACCGGCACGACGCGCCCCACCGAGCCGACCAGCGCTGCGGTCGCTCCCACCGTCCGTGTGGGTGAGGACCGCAGCGCGCCTGTCGCGCCGACCGAGCGAGTCGGGAAGGCGACCAGGGCCGCGCTCTCGGCGACCGGCCTCGTGTTGGTCAGGACCAGGGCGGCCGAGGCCGACACCGAACGGCTGACCGAACCGAGGAGCGCGACGGAGGCGGTAACGATCCGGCCCAGTGACCCGACCTGCGCGGTGACCGGCACCGTCCGGGAGAGGGTCGAGGCGAGCGGAGCCGTCGCTCCCACCGTGCGGGTGAGGGTGGCGCGCAGCGCGCCCGTCGTCGAGACAGAGCGCGTAACCGAGGCGAGGAGCGCGACAGAAGCGGGAACGGCTCGGCTGGGCGTGCCTCGCACAGCGGCCGTGCCACTGACCGCACGAACGAGGCCCGCCTGTTGAAGCGCGGCCGTGGCTGGCACGGCGCACTGGTTGGAGGCGCGCAAGGCGGCGGTCGCGCTGACCGTGCGGCTGGGGAAGCCGCGCAGCGCGGCGCTGGAGAGGACCGCTCGTGCAGTCGTGCCGGTCAGCGCCACGGTGAGCGCCACCGTGCGCGAGAGCGTCTTCTGGAGGGCGACCGAGTTGGGGGTGAGAACCCGTTGCAGCCCGGTCTTTTGGATACCCGCTGTCGCGCTCACCGTCCGCTGAAGCCCGGTCTGCTGGACAGCGGCCGAAGCGCTGACCGTCCGCTGCGCGCCGGTCTTTTGCAGGACCGCTGTGGAGGGCACGGTCCGCGACCCGGCGATCGCCGAGAAGGGCGTGACGACCTCGGCGTCCGCCCCCCCGACGCCCAGGCTGACGTTCACCCCGTCGTTTACGTTGGTGTTGGTGAACGTGATGCCCAGCGCCAGGCGGTCGGTGCTGCTCGCGCTGCCGAGGTTGACGTTGTTGGCGGTGAAGACGAACTGGCCGGAACCCGACCCCGACGACGAGCCCAGCGAGGCTGAGGCTAGGTTGGTGTCGAGCGCGCCGTTGTTGCGATAGACCGTGACCGACGCCTGGATACCTGTCTCAAAGCCGGTACTGTTCAGGCTCCACGGCACTTCAACGGTGAAGGTCCCCGTCGCCCAGCCCGTGCCTGGTATTCCGACGCTCGTGGCGGCCCAGAAGGTGTAGGAGGAGCCTGGCGTCAGCCATCCCGTCACCAACGACCCCGTCGAGCCGGTAGGCGTGCTGATGAGGACGACAGGCGTGCTGCCAACGTAGAAAAGGCTATTCTGGAGGCGGTAGGTAATCGCCATACCCGCCTCCTAGACCGCCTGGTCGTCGCTGCTCTGCAGAGAGCTACCGTCCTCGAAAAAGTAGGTCAGGCTCTTGACGTTGGCACTGCCTACCGTCTGCTGCCACCCCAGGACGTGAATGGTGGCGGTCGCGCCCTCTTCGCCCGTCGCCAGGTCGAGAAGGCGTTGCCGCCGACGGAAGAAGATAGGCCGCTGGCCGAGGTCGGGCTGAAGGTGGACGACGTGGAGGGGCAGTCCCTCTACGGTGGGGACGAGGGCCACGGACGCCACGCGAGGTAGGTCCACCTCACGGAAGGCGTGTTCGCGGCCGTCCGCGTCGTATTCGGCGACCTGGGTGGCGTCCGTGTATGTCGCCACCCAACTCCACAGGTCGGGGTAGAGCATGGTATTGCTCCTCAGGCGCGGAAGGCCGCGCGGAGTTCGGCCAACTCGCTCTCGTCGAGGTCGAGCCGGTAGGTGTCGAGCAGGTCGCGCAGCGCGGTTGGGTCGTTGAGCAGCCGCGCCGCGCTGATGGGGTCCAGGGACGCGAGGAGGAAGTACGCCTCGTCGTACATCACGCCTCGTCGTAGCTGATGAGGATGTTGGGGAGGGTCGCCTGGCCGCCACCGCCTGCGTAGGAGTAGTCCACGCCCAGGACCACCTGGCAGAAGCCGCCATTCCGCCCCGTCGAGTTGGCGCTGGCGCTGGCGTTGTCGTAGCTCTGGGGCGTGGTGGTCATCTGGGTGTAGCCCGCTGGCGTCGCGCCGTTGGAGCCCGACGCGGCCGGCATATTGCCACTGGCGGCCTGCGCATACGTCGCGCTGTACTTGAAGTGGACCAGCAAGCCCGACGTGGGCGACGAGGCGAGCGCGGCCTTGCGGTTGGACAGCGACGTGGCCGCTGCCCCGGTCACTTCGAGGGCCAGGTTCTTCAGCCACGAGAAGTTGGTCCCCGTGGCGGTGGGGATGGGGACCGGGGCGCTGGTGCCGGTCTGGGTGTCTTCGCGGTTGAACTTGATACCCGTCTCGGCCGTCACGCCGGCCGGCTCGGTGCCGCTCGCGCCATAGTAGGACACGCGCACAGTCGCAGGCATGGAGAATCTCCTTGAACAGAGGGGGAGGAACAGGGACACGGAGAGACCCGCCCCTGTTCCTCGACCCAGCTAGAAGCCCGCCGCGTTCTGCATCTGCTGGAAGTTCTGGCGGGAGTTGGAGAGCGACTCGGGGTCGCCCTGCTGCACGAGAATGTAGGTGGTGTAGTAGTAGTCGTCGCCGCCGTCTTCGTGGGGAGCCTGGCCTCCCTCTTGCGCGCCCTGCCCGTCGCCGGGGCTGCGCACCGGCAGCAGGAGGCGGGGCTGGAGGCTCGTTTCGATGGAGGACAGGAGGGCGTTGACGGCCGCCACTACGTCGGGGATGCCGGCGCGAATGGCGTTGGCGAGATTGGTGGTCAGGCTGACCCCCGACTGGGTGCCGATGCTGCCCAGGTCCACCTTGAGCGCCTGTACCGCACCGACCACCGCGTTCAGGCCCGTCGCGACCTCGGTGGCGGCGCTCGCCCGGCCGCGCTGCTGCTCGAAGGTATCGAACAGGTAGCCCAGCCAGACGGAGAAGTTGTTGATGGCCGAGCCCGATACCCCGGCCTCGAAGGAGCGCAGGGCATCAATGCTCGTCTTGAACGCATCGAACACCGACTTGACGGCATTCCCCAGCGCGACGGCCTGGTTGAGGCTGTCGGGGCTGTACTGGCTGCCCAGGGCGATGAACTTATCCAGAATCGCCTTGATGTCTGAGATAAAGCCATCTACCTTGTCAGACAGCGTCCCCTGGCTGCCTCCGGCGCGGTCGAACGTACCGTACAGGTTGCCGTACATCCCGCCGGTGCTGGGCTGGTCGCTCGTCAGCTTATCCCGGAGGTCGAGATAGCCCGAAATCATGCTGAACGCCGCGCCCGCGCCCTTCTGGAGGGCCTCGACCGCTTGGACCGCCAGGGTGTTAATCTCGGGGTCGCTCGCCTTGGCCTTGACCGCGATGAAGACGGCCTTGATGTCGTCAATCATGACGTCAAGTTGGGCGAGGAGCGTCGGGCCGAGGCGCTGATAGGTCGGGAGGGCCGCGCGGAGCTTCGGACCCAGGTCGAAGAGGGCCGTCAGCATCGTCGCGCTCGCCCCGAACCCTTTCTGCATCGTCTCGGTCGTCGCGGCGGCGTCGGAGGCCAGGTCAGCGGCGTGGCTGCGCACCCGGTCAAAAATGGCGCGCATATCGGTCGCCAGGTCATCCACGAGCTGCAGAAGGGCGGGGGTCGCCCGAACAGGCTTCTTCGCCCACTCCTGGAGGCTGGGGAGCAGCTCCATGACCGAGGACAGCCCCTGGGAGGCGTTCTGGATGGCCTTGGCGAGGGTGTCGGCGGCGGTGGTGTCGGTGGTGAAGCCGGCGGCCGCATCAATGAACTTCTGGGCCAGTTGCCGAGCGTCGAAGGCCAGTTGCCCGACCGTCGTCTCGAGGGCCGAGAGGTCGAACTGGGGCGGCTTGGCGGACCAGTCTACCAACGAGAGGATGAGGTCCGTGACCGAGCGGATCCCGGACAGGGCGTTCTGCGTCGCGGTCGAGAGGCGGCCGCCCGCGTCTACCAGGTCCGAATCCAGCGTTCCAGCGGCCTCGTACCACTTCTGGGCGAGGCGTTTGGCCCAACTCGCCAGGTTCGCCACCGTCTGCTCGTAGCCGTCGTCCCACTTGACCCCGGAGGCGGGCTTGGCGAGGTCAGCCAGGACACGCAACAGGTCGGTGACAGCCTTGACGCCGGATAGGGCGTTCTGGGTGGCGGTGGAGAGCCGACCGCCCGCCTCGACGAGGTCCTGGTCGAGCGTTCCCGCCGCCTCGTACCACTTCTGAGCGAGCTTCTTCGCCCAAAGCGCGAGGCGGGCGACGGTCTGCTCGTAGGCGTCGTTCCACGTCACGCTGTTACGCGGGTCGGCCAGCGAGGCCAGGGTGCGCAGTAGCTCGGTGACGGACTTCACGCCACTGGCGGCGTTCTGCACCGCCGTGGAGAGCCGTCCACCGGCGTCCACGAGGTCCTGGTCGAGGGTGTTCTGGCTGTTGTTCCAGGCCGACGCCAGACGGTGCGCCCAGGTGCGCATCTCAGCCACCTGGGTTTCGTAGGCGTCGGACCAGGTCACGCGGTTCTTGGGGTCGGCCAGGGAGGCGAGGAACCGGATGACCTCGACCGTGGAGTTCAGCCCCCCCGCCGCGTTCTGCACGGCGGTGCTGAGCCTGCCCCCCGCATCTACCAACTCCTGCGCGACGGTCGCGTCCACGCTGTTCCAGGCCGAGGCGATGTTGAACGCCCAGGTCCGCATCTCCGCGACCTGCTGGGTGTAGCCCTCTTTCCACTCGACCTTGTTGCGCGGGTCGCCCAGTGAGGCGAGCAGGCGCAAGGCCTCGACGGTGGACTTCAGACCCCCCACGGCGTTCTGGACGGCGGTCGCGAGCCGACCGCCCGCGTCTATGACCGTCTGCTCCAGCGTCACCTCGACGGAGGACCAGGCGGAGGCGATGTTAAAGGCCCAGGTGCGGAGGTCCTGCACAAGGAGCGTGTAGCCATCGGACCAGGTGACAGCGTTCTTGGGGTCGGACAGCGACGCCAGGAGCCGCAGCGCCTCGACGGTGGACTTGAGGCCGTTCAGGGCGTTCTGGATGGCGGTGGCGAGCTTGCCGCCCGCGTCCACCAGCAGCCCATCCAGGGTTTGCGCGCCCCGGTTCCACTCATTCGTCACGCGGGTCGCCCAGACCGACAGCTCGTAGGCGCGGGTGGCGAGGGCCGGGTCCGGCACCCCCTCCCCGACCGCCTTGCTATACTCAATCAGGGCCTTCCAGGTATCCATGGCCGAGGTGATACCGGATAGGGTGTTCTGGAGGGCCTTGGTCAGGTCATTGGCTTGCGTCTGGAAGTTGGTGTCGAGGTACTCGACGGCCAGGTTGAACGCGCTGGTGACCCAGGCGGCCCAGCGGGCTAGTTCATAGGCGCGGGTGGCGAGGGTGAGTTCTGGCACGCCGTCGCCCACGGCCGAGTTGTACTCCAGGAGCTTGCGCCAGGTGTCGTAGGCAGCGGTGATGCCAGCCAGGGTGTTCTGAAGCGCCTTGACCAGGTTGTTGGCCTGGGTCTGGAAATTCGTGTCGAGATACTCGACCGCCAGGTTAAAGGCGCTGGTCACCCAGGCCGCCCAGCGGGCCAGTTCATAGGCGCGGGTGGCGAGGGTCAGGTCCGGCACGCCGTCGCCCACCTGGTGCGAGTACTGCTGGAGCAGGCGCCAGGTGTCGAGCGCGCCCTGAAGACCGGCCAGGGTGTTGCCGATGGCGTCCTTTAACTTCGAGGTCGCCCCCGGTACTTCTTCACTCAGGGACGCGCTGGCCGCCGCGAAATCGCGAGCCAGGTCGCGCGCCCACTCCCCTAGCCGTTGGGCGAGCTGGGTGATGCCGTCCCGGTTGGCCGCGAGGCTCCGCAGCAATGCCCCCTGACCGCGCACCACGTCGAGGAAGTGCGTGACCAGGTCGAAGGTCGTCAAGATGCCGGCCGAGGTCGCTACTATCGCGTCGCGCAGCCTCGTCCCGCCGGTGACCACCTCGTCGTTGATCTGGTTACCTGCGCTGGCCCAGTCCCGCGCCAGATCGCGCGCCCAGCGGCCCATCCAATAGGCCATGCCCGTGATGTTGGCCTGGTTGGCCGCCAGCTTCTGGAGCAGGTAGTTGCCCTTGGTCACGGCGTCGAGGAGCGTCTGGGCCAGGTCGTAGACCGAGAGGATGCCCGCAGCGGCCGCTTGGACCCCGTCGCGCAGTGCCGCCGCGCCAGCGGGGACGTCCGCCGCGAGCGAGGCCGAGGCGCTCGCCCAGTCGCGGGCGATGTCGCGCGCCCACCGCCCCATCCAGTAACTCATCCCCGTGATGTTGGCCTGGTTCGCAGCCAACTGCTGAAGGATGGCGTTGCCGTGGGTGACGTAGGCGAGGAGCGTTTGAGCCAGGGACACGACGGTGAGAATGCCCCCCGACGCGGCCTCCACGCCGTCTTTCAGGGCGGTAGCGGCGGCCGGGACGTTCTCGGAGAGCTGCGCGCCCGCCGAGGCCCAATCCCGCGCGATGTCCCGCGCCCAGCGACCCATCCAGTAGCTCATCCCGGTGATGTTGCTCTGGTTGGCGGCCAACTGTTGCAGGACGCCGTTACCCGTCGTCACGTGGGTGAGGAGGGTCTGGGTCAGCGAGACGACCGTGAGAATGCCCTCGCTCGCGCTCTTGATGCCTTCGGACAAGGCAGCGGCCGAGGCCGGTACGTTGTCGCGGAGTTGCGACCCCGCCGAGGCCCAGTCGCGGGCGATGTCACGCGCCCACCGCCCCATCCAGTAGGCCATCCCGGTGATATTCGATTGGTTGGCGGCCAGGGCGTTGAGCCGCGCCTGGCCGACCGTCACGTCCTGGAGGAGCGTGCCGACCAGGGAGATGGTGGCGAGCAAGCCAGCGGAGGCGCTCTGGATGGAGTCGGCCAGCCGCTTGCTCGACTCGACCTGGGCGGCGTCAATGGCGTCGGCGGCGCTGCCCCAGCTGTCGCTCACGCGGCGCGCGAACGACGAGAGCAGGGTGGCGGCCTGGAGGACGGCCGCGTGTAGCTCGCCGTTGGTCAGCACCCCCATGCCGGGCGACTGATAGAAGCCGAGCAAGTTGGGGATGAGCGACGTCACAGCCAACAGGCCGGTCGAGGACGCTTGAATCGCGTCGGACAGCAGCTTGGCCTGGTTGACCACGTCCTCGCTCAGCTTGTCGCCCGCCGCGCCCCAGCGGTCTACCACCAGGCGCGCGAAGGCAGACAGCCCCGCGACCAGGGCGAGGACCGCCGTGTGCAGGTCGCCGTTGGTCAGGACGGCCATCCCCGGCGAGTCGCGGAACTCTAACAGGTCAGGGATGAGCGACGTGGTCGCCTTGAGGCCAGCCGAGCCCGCCTCGATGGCGTCCTTGAGAAGCGACCCCGCGCTGACCAGGTCGCCCTTGAGGCCCACCCCGGCGTCGTTCCACTTGTCGCTCACCGCCCGCGCGAACTTGGCGAGCCGGCTGGCGAGGTCAATGAGGGGGGACGCTGAGATGTCGCCCTGGAGAGCGGCGGCGTTGCGGCCGGCCTGGAAACTGACCAACTGCGGGATGAGGGTCAGGGTCGAAGTGAGGCCAGCGGTCGCGTTCTCGATGGAGAACTTGAGCATGGACCCCGCTTCGAGCATCTTCTCGTTGACGCCCTTGCCCGCCTCGCCCCACACCTGCGCGACGCGCAGAGCGAACTTGGCCATCTGCTCGACGGTGGTAATCAGCCCCGACGAGTCGTTGAGGGCGTCGGCGTAGCGGCCCTGGCGGAACTTGAGCAGCTCGACCGCGAAGGTGAGAACCTGGGTCGCCCCCTGAGTTCCCGCCTGGACGCCGTCAGCGAGACGCTTGGCGGCCAGCCCCGCGTCCTCGCTGAACTTCTTGCCCGCGTTGGCCCAAATCTCAAGGATTTTCTGCCCGAACTTGGCGAGCCGGTCGGCGATGGCGCGGTACTCGCCCTCGTTGGCCTGGAAATCAGCCCAGGCGGGCGAGGACTTGAACTCGTGCATCTTGGTGATGGCGTCCATCGCCTGCTGCGCGCTGGCCAGGGCATCCTTGGCCTCGGCCTGCTTGCCCGCGCCCACGCGCGGCGTGCCGGGCGTCTTCTCCTTGGGGGTCTTGGGGGTCTTGCCCTTCGCCCCGGCCTTGGGCGCGGCGCCCTTCTTGGCGTTGGCGAGGGGATCGCCCCCGCCCGCGCCCCCGCCGTAGCTGGGGGCCTGGCCGAAACCGACCTGCGGGACGTTGACCTTCTGGTTGAAGCCAGTCTTGGCGGCCGCGCGCGCCGCCTCGACCTGGCCCTTCATCATGGCGTTCTTCTCGCGCTGAATTTCGTCGCGCTCGGAGGTCCCGCCACCGCCACCGTCCACGCCGATACTCGCCAGCTCAGCCTTGATGCGGGCGACGTAGGCTTTCACGGAGGCCCAGGCGTTGTGCATCCGCTCGTTGGTGACCCCCTCGGCGCGGCTGAGGCCCGCGTCCACGTGGTCGCCGGCGACGCCGAAGTTCTCGGCCAGGCTCTGCTGGCTCGCCGAACCGTAGCTGTCCACCGAGTCGTAGACGGACCCCATCGTGGCATAGGTCACGTCCGCCATGACCACCTGGGAGTCGATGGCCGAGGCGGTGGCGTAGTCCATATTGCCCGCGATGCTCTCGGCCGCCGCGCCCGAGTAGCCCTCGGACACGGAGTAGACGTCGCCCATATAGCTCTCGACGCCACTGGCCATGTAGCCCGACGAGGTGACCGCCGACTCCGCCGCGTAGCCGTAGTTGACGGCCACGACTTCGGCCTGGGCGCCCGTTTCCTCAGCGGTGCGGCCCGTCAGCCAGTTCCACACCCCCGCGATGCCCTCGCCTATCTTGTTCAGATTGCCGAGCAGCTCGTTGAATTTTTCGGTCACGAAGTGGACCGCGTCGGCCACTTTGCCCCGAATGTCGCCCAGGTTCGAGGACCAGGCCGAGGCCAGACCCACCACCAGGGCGATGCCGAGGCCGATGGGCCCCGTCAGGAGCGCAATGGCCGCGACGGCCACGGAGGCGAACAGCTTCCAGTGGTCCGCCGCCCAGTTGATGATGCCCGCGATTCCGCGCAGCGCGCCAGCCACCGCTCCGAGGAGGAAGGAGGCCAGCCCGCCCAAGGCGGTAATCACGGGGGGCACGACGACCTGGAGAACCTTGAAGGCGACCACGAGGGCCGTGCCAATCAGGCCAGCCAGAAATTGCAGCACGGGGAAAAGAATGCGGGCGCCAGCGGAGATGATGTTGAGGGCCGCCGAGGCCACGCCAGCGGCGGCCGGGAGCATCCCGCCGACCGCTTGCACCACCGCGCCCACAATCGGGACGGCCGCCTGGAAAGCGGCGAGGAGAACCGAGCCCACGACCATCGCCAGCCCCTGCACGAAGGGCAGGGCGCTCGCCACGACCGAGCCGAGGGTCGAGAACGCCTGCTGCGCCAGGGGCGCAATGGTCTGGAAGGCGGTGACGAGGAATTGACCGACGATTTGCCCTAGCCCCATCAGGGGAGGCATCACTATCGCCAGGATACCGGGCAGGGCCGCGAACGCCATCTGCACCAGTTGGCCGACCAGGGTCAGTCCCGTCGCCAGGCCCGTGCCGATGAAGGTAGCGAGTTGCTGGATGTAGGGCAGCGCTACCTGGACGGCCGTACTCAGCCCGGTGAAGGCGAGCGCCACATAGGGCTGAATGGCGGTCAGGGCGGTGAGAAGCCCCGTACCCAGGATCATCACCAGGTTGGTCAGCGGCGGGAGGGCCAGGCTCAGAATCGTGGCGATACCCCCGAAGGCGGCCTGCACGAGCGGAGCGATGACGGTGAACGCGCCGACCAGGACGGTCTGGACGATGGAGGCCAGTTGCGTCAGGACGGCCAGGCCCAGCCCAACGAGGGCCGGGATGCTGCCGAGGGCCATCTGGACGACAGGGGCGAGCATGGTCAGCCCTCCGAGGAGGGCCGTGCCGATAATCGTCCCCAACTGGGTCAGGGTCGTAATGCCCATCAGGACGAGTTGGCCGATGGTCGCAAACACCATGTTGGCGGCCACGGTCAGGTTGGTGAACGCCACGCCGAGAACGCCCTGCACCACCGAGGCGATGCCGACGAAAATCCCCGACAGAGTCGAGAACCCGACCGCGATGGCAGCCACGGCCGGCCCGGCGATGAGCTGAAGGTTGACCAGCGCCGCGACGAGCAGCCCATCAATAAACGAGCTGGTCATCTGGACCAGGGGCAGCACCGCGCCGAGGGCGGTCGCGGCCGCGCCCGCGAACAGGGGCCAGTACTGCGCCACCGCGCCGACCACCGCGCCCACGGTCATCAGGACGACCTGGAGGACCATGAGTCGTTGTTCGATATTCGACTGTAAAAGTGCGCCGATGGAGGGCAGCATCCCCATGAAGACGGTGAACGCCCCCACCACCATCTCGATGCCGGTCACGACGGCCGGCGGGACGCCGAGTAGCTGGAGGGCTTCGCTCGCGCTGACCCCACCGGTGGCGACCAGTTGCAGGACGCTGGTCAGCAGCATCACGCCGGTGATGACGCCTCCCAACAGTCCCAGCACGCCGGCCATGACGGTCTGAAGCAGACCGCTGCTGGTGGCGCTGGTGAGGAGGCCCTGGGCCAGGGTGAGGAGGCTCGCGCCCAGCGGGACGACGGTCTGGAGGAACACCCCGGCCAGGACTGAGGCGACCTGGAAGGCGTTCCCGATTCCGGCCACCGTCGCGGCGATGGCCCCGCTCTGCTGGAGCTGGGCGAAGGCCGAGCCCACGGTCGAGAGAATGGAGGCCAGCCCGGCGCCGACCTGGTCCCCGATGCCCTTGAGGGCGCCGAGGAAGGCCGGGTTCTGAAGCGTGGTAATGGCGGCCGCCATCTGGGGCTTGATGGCATCAAAAATTCCGCCAAACAGGTTGCGCTGGGCAATCTTGCCGAGGTCCTGGAGGCTCGCCATCATGCCGCCCAGGGTATTGCCCTGCTCGGCAGCCGCGTTCCCGAATTTTTCCATCTCGCCCACGAGAGCTTGCAGGGCGAGTTCAGCGGGGATGAGGCCATCCTCGCGCATCTTGACGACTTCGGCCTGGGTCTTATTGATGGCCTTGCCAATCAGCCCCTCGATGTTGATGCCCACTTGCTTGAGCTGCATCGAGTCGCCACCCATCAGCTTGCCCATGGCCTTGATCTGGCCCGCGATGAGGGTGACGCGCTGAATTTCGGACCCTGCCTTGCCGGTCGCCGCCGCCCAGTTCATCGTCGCCTCAGTCAGGCGTTGGGCGGTGATGACCCCTTCCTTCTGGGCCTCCTGGGTCGTCTTGTACTGCGTCGCCAGGAACCCAAAGGCCTGGGCGACGCTCATGGCGCTCGACACATCGTCCATGCCGAAGGGTGAGACGATGGCGAGCTGCTGGCTCCAGTCGAGTAATTCTTGGGTGAGGTTCTTGGTCGAGGCAAGGGCCTTGTCGAAATCATCGAACTGGCCGAGGTCGAGCATCTCCTTGGCGGCCATGGCGTTCATGGAGGCGCTCATGCGCTCGAAGTTGGCGACGGTGTCGAAGGCGGACTTACCCGCCTCCACGATTCCGCCCGCCGCCGCTTGAATGCCGGAGGCCAGAAGATGCCCGGCGGCCGAGGCGCGCGTGAGCGCCCCCTCCAGACCGCCGAAGCTGTCGCGGGCGCGCGCGGCTTCGGAGTTAGCGGCCCGCGCCCCTTCGCTGACCATGGTCAACGCGGTCGAGGCGACGCGAGCGGTGGACCCTAGCGAGGAGAGGTCCGCGACCGCGCTGCGCGCCGCATTCGCGCTGTTGACCAGGCCATCCCGGACCCCCTGGAACACCTTGTTGAGGCTGTTGAGGCCCGAGGTGGCGTCCGAGGTATCGGAGGTGGCCTTGATGTTGAGGTTGGCAGCCGTAGCCACGAGTGGCTCCTATGACAGTCCGCCCCCAGGTCCCTGGGTGAGGTGGCTGGGGGCGGGTGAGGGTGTTTAGCGTCGGCGGCCACGCCGCATGGAGCGAGTCTTATTCTTGTCCAGGGCCTTCTTCTGTTCATCTACCTCGCGGTTGTTGAACGCGACCCAGTCCACGAACTCGCGGTTGCTCATCACGCGGCGCAGTTGCGCCCTGGTCATCCCGAGGCGGGACGCCAGGGACATCTCGAACCTAGCCTCGGAGTCCGTCGAGAAAGAGGCGCTCCGCGTCCGTCAGCGCGGTGTCGTTGAGACCACCCAGGCGCGCGACGGCGTTGAAGATGGCCTGGATGGTGGCCGAGTTCTGCTTCTTGAGGTGGGCGTAGGCCGCTTCCGTCAGCGGCGGGTTGACCACGGCCGCGATGCACAGGTACATCTCGAGCTTCTGGTCGTCGTAGACCTCGTTGCCCTTGGTGTCCTTGGTCTTGGAGCGCTCGCGGCAGTCGTGCAGCTCCTCGCGGCTGATGGCGCGCACGCGCACCTTCTTGCCGAGGATGGGGAGGACGACGTCCTCCTCCTCGAACACGGGGGTGCAAAGCTCTTCCAGGCTGATGTAGGGCAGGCCAGCGATGACCTCGCGGTCGGCGTCCGATTGCTTCATAGGCATGGGGTGTGTTCCTGGCCTCGACCGCATCCAGGCACGGAAAGCGGAGGCCTCATTTCCTTTCGGTGGGTGGGGTTACGGGACGAGAGTGCGAGTGATGGCGTCCGACACCTGGATTTCGGAACTCCAGGCGTTCGGGTCGTCGAGCGTGGAGTTCAGCTCGTAGTTGGTGATGATGCCCTGGCCCGCGTACTTGACCTTGCCAGAGCCTTCCCCGTTGGGGTAGTACTCCCACTTGGCCATGACGCCGTCCACGGTCGCCATGAGGGCGTCGAAGGTCTCATCCCAGTGGCCGCCGAGCTTGGCGGTCGCGTCCTTGAGGCCGACGATGTAGGTGCGGGCCGTCTTGCGGAACGTGGTCGTCTCCAGGGCGTCCAGTTCCTTGGTCAGGGTCGAGTCGTTGGTGTAGTCCGTCACGTCGGTGACCGCGCCTGAGGCGGGACCGAGCTTAAAGACGGCCTGATTGCCACCGGAGAAAGACATGGTGGTGTCTCCTGTTACAGCTGTCTAGGGGGGGAGGGGGTTACGAGAGGCGGCGGCGGGCGAAGGTCACGACGAAGTCGTAGACCGAGGTCTGCCCGGCTGGGGCCGTGATGTTGACCCGGGCGAGGACGTAGCGGCGCACGGTGGCGGTGGTGGTGGCAGAGCGGAGCATCTCGCTGCCTTTGGTGGTCGTCACGTTGGCGAACGCCCCACCCGTGAGCAAGGTCCAGGTCGTCCCGTCCGCCGAGTCGTAGAGCTTCACATCCAAGATGCTGCCCGCAGCGGTCGGGACGCGGAAGGCGTGCAGGAACGCGGTCCAGCCCGTCGCGGTGGGCGTGCCGGTGGCGCCGCCGTCCAGCCCGCCGGCGGCCGGGTAGTCGAACTGCTGGGTGTTGGGGCTGCCAGCCGCCGTGACGCTCTGCGACCCTTTGGCCTTGAGGAAGCGCCCCGTGACCGAGCCACCGCGCGACTGAAACTCGAGGGAGATGCCCGTCGCGTCGTCCAGGTTGGCGGTCGGCTCGTAGTTGACCGCGTAGACCTGCATCATGGTGGCGAGCGAGCCAGCCAGGTCCCCCTGGCGTCCGATGCTCATCTCGTCGCCGTTGATATCGGCGAAGAGGGCATCCATCCGCTCGTCTACCTGGTCCAGGTCGCCGTCGAAGAGGCCGCCGGTCTTGGCGGTGGTGTCCTGGAGGCCAGGGATATAGGTACGCGCGGTCTTGCGAAAGGTGGTCGTCTCGAGCGCGTCCGTCTCCTTGGTCGTCGTCAGGTCGTTGAAGAACTCAGTGAGGTCCCCCGACCCGACGAACACCACGGCGTTCGCGCCCGGCTTGAAGTTGGTTGGCACTGGAGGCTCCTATCCCGTCAGGGACGGATTAGAGGGCAGGGGCCTCGACGGAGGGGGACTCTTCGACGGCCCCCTCAGCGAGATAGCGCGCCGCGACCGAGGCCGGCAGCGGGACCACCTCGCCGCGCGTGTGTTCAAACGCGCGCCCATCGGGGAGGAAGTAGAGGATGGCCTCGGCCAGCACGAGATAGTGCGTGGCGCGGGGCGAGGACTTGGGCATAGGCACTCCTACGCGGGGTGAAGCAGCAGGGTCAGCGTGACGCGGGCGGCGCCCACAATGGGGTCGAGCGTGTCCTCGTCAGCGACCTCAACGGGGGACTCGACGTAGCACGCGCTGACGGTCCAGCCGGGGACGGTCCACGTCGCGTTGACCAGCAGGCTTGCCCAGGCGGTGGCGAGCCGCAGCGCCTGCTCGCGTCGGCCTTCGGTGGGGGACCCCGCCGCGTAGACACTCAGGCGGTAGGTCTGGTACTGGGCGGCCGTCCGGCGGCGGGTCCGGCGGGGCGCGGAGCTAGGCCACTCGGCGTAGACCCCGTAGGGGGGCGGGGTGAGCGGGTCCGCGACGCCAGGGTAGGGCGCGCCCAGCTCGGTCAGGCCCACCGTGGTCAGGCTGACCAGGGCGGCGGACACGTCGGCGGGGTTGAGAACGGCGAAGCTCATAGGCCGTAGGTATCCACCCAGTCCGCGACCTGCGCGAGCTGGTAATCGAGGTACGCCTGACCGTCCATGGCCGCGCGCCTCAGCCAGGGGTTGCCCGCCCGACCTCGCGCGCCGTCGTGAACCCACTGGGCGTAGGGGGCGGTGTAGACGATGGTGTAGACGCCCATCGTGAGGTGAACCAACGAGCCACTCGCGCGCAGCCGACCGGTGCGGTAGGGGCAGTAGAGCTGGGCCAGCCCAAAAATCTGCTGCATCCCCTGACCGAGCGCGGCGTCCATCTCGCGCGGCAGCTGCTTGGCGAGATCGCCGATGCGCGACTCGCTGTTGATGGTGAAGAGAACCACTTACTGCCCTTCGGAACACACCAGCCGGCGCGCGACCAGGTCAGACACGTCCGCGGTGGAGGGCGCTTCCTCGACGGTGGCGTAGCGGAGCGGCGCGTGGCCGGGGTTGAGGGTGATGCGGTCGCCGACCGCCACTACGCTGTCCCAGGCGACGACGATGGCGTGCATGGCCTTCGCGCCGTAGCGCCCCGCGAGCGCCATCCGCTCCGAGGTCGAGAGGCTGTCCATCCGGCCAGCCACCTGGCGCGGCGCACCAAAGCCCGGGGTGACCTCGTTGAGACGGGTACGGCTGCCGACCGGCGAGGCGACCTCGAACACGCGGTCGAAGGTCTCGCCCTGGGTGCGTCGCAGGTCGTCCAGTTCGTAGTTGTCAAGCATGGGGCGGCTCGATGGTGTCGAGGAACAGGCGGAAGACGCGGAAGGAGGACGCGCGCACGCCGCGCGCCTTCATCTGGCGTTCGACGCTGGCGCGGGCGTCGGTGCAGTGGCGGTAGAGGTCTGAGTAGGCCTTGGTCGTCGTGGGCGCGTTGATGGAGAGCGTCACCCGTGCGGCCAGGGCGTGACTGAGCCGTCCCAGCGTGTAGAACTGGAGTAACAGCTTGTAGGCTTCGACCTGGTCTTCGCCCACCGTGGCGGTGACGCTCAGCCCGAGGTCCCGCAGCGCGGAGTCGAGGCACGGACCGACCCCCGCCGTCGTGTCGAGGAAGTCGAGCGAGGCGGCGATGCCGAGCAAACGAAACTCACCGGCGAGGTAGGCGACAGCGGCGGCGCGGTCCATGCCTACTCCTTGCGCTTGCGCTTGGGCGCGGTCGCTGGCTCGGGGTCGAGGACCGGGGCCGGGTCGTCGGAAAGACCCGGCTCGGCGGCTGCCTGGAGGCTCGCGACCTGGTCCCGCAGCGCGGCGTTCTCGGCTTCGAGGCCGAGCAGGAGCGTCATCAGACGGCCGGCCTCGGCCGTGGCGTGGGCAGCGTCTTCGGCGGCGGCGGCGCAGGACTGCGCGAGGGACGCAATCCAGGCCCACAGCGAGACCATGTACATCTCGTCGTTGGGGCGGACGGTGGGCGGGGAAGCGACCGCGTGTCCACGCGCGCGGAGGGCGTCAATGGCGGCGGCGGTGGTGTGCTTCGCGTCGCCAATGCGCTGGGCGATGATTTCGGGAGATGCCATCAGTAGAAGTCCTCCTCCCCAGGGAGGGAAAGCCCTCCCCGGGGATTAGGGGCGCTCTGAGAGAATGCGAGGCAGCGTCTCTTAGAGCATCGGGGCGGCGTAGCCCGTGGGAACGTGGTACGTGCCACCCGAGGCCGAGATTTCAAACGCGACCCAGCCGACGCGGTTCCAGCCGCCCCAGCCCGCCCGTCGCTCCCACTGGCTCTCGAAGAACGGGTGGTCCGCGCGCACGCCGACCTGCTGGAAGCCGCGCAGCTCAGGCTCGGTTTCCTCGCGGCGGAGGATGGGGGTGGTGCCGCCGGTGGTCACGCCCAGGATGTAGTTGTTGGGCAGGCTCGGCCACTCGACCACCCACACGCCATCCACGTAGCCGCGCAGCGTACCGGGCGTCTCCAGCCCGAGGTCGGCGGCCAGGATGGTGGAGTTGGCGCTGTAGCGGAGGTTGGGGTCCACCACGTCGTGCCAGTTGGCGAGGCCCTTGGTCGTCGCCAGGAGGTTGGTGGCGATGAAGGCGACCACCTCGCCGCTGTTCTCCGGATGCTCCAGCAGCTCGTCGCGGAGGACCGGGTAGGGGTTGGTCGTCGCGCCGTCCGCAATCGCTCCGGCCTGGGCGAGATAGTGGGTGTCGGTGGCGGGCTTGTCGAAGCCGGTCTTGATGGTGTACACCACGGCGTCGCCGTTGGCCGCGCCCTTGACGGCGAGGTCACCATACGCCGTGTCGGAGTACGTCCACCCAGCGTTGTCGAACAAGCAGGCGAGCATGTGGTCGCGCATCCAGCGTATGTCGGCGACGAGCATCATGGCGGTGATGCGCTGCGCTTCGGCCACGGTCATCTTGATGGCGCCGACGCGGTCCACACCCCAGGCGGACCCGGCGACTTGGATGGGGAACCCCACCTCGTAGAACCCACCGGGGCGGATGGGGCGGGCGCGGCCCTGGTCGTCCAGGGGCTGAAGGCGCGCGTCGCTCTGAGTCTGGAAGCGCACCTTGAACTGGGTGGTCGGCGCTTCAAAGATTTGCGACAGCGCGTTAATCTGGCGGTTGTGTTCGACGACCGAGGCGCGGATGGCGTCAGCCACAATGTCCACGCCCACCGTGGTCACACGCTCGGTCATCAGGTTCTCAAGCGTGGTGAAGCCATACAGGGTAGTGTTGGCCATGGCTGACTCCTAATTGCGGATGTCCACGAGGATGCCCTTGTTGGGGCTATCACCGAGGAGATGGGTCGGGATGGGGTGAACCCGCCCGACCTGGACGGAATGGACGCCCTGCGTCGCCACAGCGACGCCCATGGACGGCGAGGTGCCGCCGGTCAAGCTGGAGCTGTCGGCCGTGACCGCGCCCAGGTTCTGCTTGCCCAGGGCGTTGATGAACTCGACGGTGAACGGACCCGTGCCGGTCACCACGACGTTACCGCGCAGGATGCTGGACAGCGCCTCGAGGGCGGTCTGGATGGCGGCGGCGTTGGCGTTGTAGGCGATGGCCGCCGTGGTCTGCCCACCGAAGGTCAGCGTGAAGGTGCCGCCAGCCGGGCTGCCGCTCATGGTGAGCGTGACCTTCTCGTTGGTCCCGGGGTCGGTGTCGGTGAGCGCGCCGTCCGTGGCCGACAGGAAGATGGGCGCGCCGAAGTCGAGCGAGCCGAGGTCCCAGCCGGACATGAGGCCCTTGCGAATGGCGGTCAGGCCGCGCTGCTTGGCCTTGCGGGTGTTGAGGGCGATGCCGAAGATGTTCGCCTCGGCCGCGCTGGTGGCGTTGCCCTTGGTGAACAGACCGGCGGTGGTCCCCGACGGGACGAGGCGCACGGCGTTGCCAGCGGCGACGTCCTCTTCAGGGCCGAGGGTGTCCTGAATCACGGACTCCAGCAGTTCAACGATGCCGGCCGTGACCAGAGCGAGGTTAGCCATAATGGTCTCCTCGTAGGAGGTGGTACGTCACCCCCCAGCGGGGTCTTCAGAGAGGGGGGAGGACGGAGGGGGATTAGAACTGGCGGGCAATGCGGCGGTTGCCGTTGGCCCCGCTCGGAGGCGCGGCGGGGGTGCCGGTGGCCGCCGTGGGGTTGGGGCCATTGCCGACCGTGGGGCGCTGCTTGGCGAGGAGTTCGTCGGCGAGGGGCTTCATCTGTTGCACCCACTTGAGGCGCGCGACGATGTCGTTCTCGTCCCCCGCGTAGGTCTTCTTGACCGACTCGGGCCAGGCGGCCACCTGGTCGTTGACCCACGACTGTGCCAGGCCGCTGAGTTCGCGCACGACTTCCTCGTGTTGCGCGGCCTTCTGCTGCGCCTCCGCGAGCTGAAGGCGCGCGTCGGCGAGTTCGGTCTGCGTCGTGGTCAATTGCCCTTGGAGCGTGACCAGCGCCTCCTGTGCTTGCTGGTACTCCTGGGCGCGGCCCTGCTCGTACTGGGTGATGCGCGAGTTGGCGACGGCCAGGGCAGCCTGTAGCTCTTGCACCTGCTGACTGGCGCGCTGTTCGCTCTCGCGCTGCTGCTTAATGGTGTTGATGGCGCGCTCCGGGTTGAAGGGGCGGCCCTTGTAGTGCAGCTTGCCATCCACCACACTAAAGCCGTCAGGCAGCGCGGGCGTCTCGCTTGAGTCGTCGTCGCTGCGCTGGGCGGGGCGGGGAGAGGGGGTGTCCTTCTTGTCGCCCGCCTCGGCCCCTGGACCGGGGGTGGCGACGGTGTCACGGCGCGGCGCGCGGATAGCGTGCTGGGCGCGACGAAGGGCGATCTGGGCGTCTCGGCGCATGGGGTGTCCTTTCGCGGGCCTTGCCGCGTGGGGAAAGGGGATGTCTCGGCCGCTTGGCCGGGAGAGGGACGGCGGGAGTCGAACCCGCCCCAGCCGGTGTCCCTAGGCGGTATGCAGAAAGTCGGGGAAGGAGGATTGAGCGAGGAGCTGTTCCATCTCGCCTTCGGCGTTCTCGGCCGCGAGGGTATGGAGAAAGACGAGCATGGCCCGGGCGGTCTGCTCGACGGTGCGCTCGAGGGCGCTCTCGAACTGCGGCCCCAGGATGCTCTCATCGTCCACACTGAGGCGCGGCAGCATGTAGGTCCGCACCAGGTGAGTGATGGGTTCGAGCCGCACGTGGAGGAGTTCATGCAGCACGACGGTCTGCGCCTCGTCGAGCGGTCCCAGGTCGGGGGTGAATTGCAGGGCGGCGCGCGCGAGGTCATGGTCAATCAGCGCGACGCCATCACAGCCTGCGATGCCACCGGGCGTGTCGGTGAGTTCGACACTGAGGCGCCACTCGTTGAGGCCCAGGAACACCCGCCACTGGGCAATGAACCGAACTAACCACGAGGCAGGCTTAGGCATGGGGGCGTCCTTGGATTTGATTACCGCTGGCGGTAACGGATTGGGTGGGGTCAGGGATGGTCGAGGGGTGAGGCGGGGCGCTCGGTGGGAGGACCGGGGAGGACGACGAGTCGGGGGCGTCTGGTCCGGGGGGCGCGGTCATGGCGGCCTGCGCCTCGGCGAGGCGGGTCTTCGCCTCAGCCGCCGCGCGCTCTTTGGCGGCCAGGAAGCGCCGCACCTTCTCTGGCGGCCAGCCCGCTACCTCTTCCAGGTAGTATTGCAGGTCGAACTCGCCCGACTTGAGGGCTTCGTTCACCCCCTGCCAGAACTTGAGCTGCTCGTCGGCAATCTGGGCGCGGGTGGGTTGGGAGAGCGGGCGCGGGTTGATGGTAAAGCGCAGCCGGCCGGCCTGGAAGTCGTCCAGGTTGAAGGGCAGGAAGGCGGCTTGCTCGGTCGTCAGTCGGTCGCGCGGTCCCCACGCGCCTGAGTTGGCGCGCCAGCCGCCGATGGCGACGGCCATCTGGCTCGCGCGGATGAGCGCGGTGTCGTAGTTGGCCTGCGCCTCGATGACCCGCTGGGCCACGTCGCCCATGAGGGTCCAGACGGCCGGCCCCGTGACCTGGCTCATCTGGCGCATCTGCGAGTAGAAGGCGAGTTCAGGATGCTCGTCACGGATGGCGTCACGCAGATCGTGGTACAAGCTGCGCGCCGACTCCAGCTGCAGGTCGCCCGCCAGGTGATGCACCGTGGCGTCGCTGGGGGCCTTGAGCATCAGCACCGAGTCCCGGTCGCTCTCGTAGGCTTGCAGTTCATCACTCGCTGCGCGCTGGGGCTGGGCCTCGGTGGCGTTGTCGGTGAACAGCGGCTCGACATCGCCTTCGGTGGCCAGCACGAAGGGCGCGCCGACCACCTTGCGCGCCTGGTCCATGAGCAGGCTCAAGTGGCTATTGGCCTCGTCTTGGGTGGGGAGGCTGCCGCGCAGCGCGGGCGCGCCAAAGTCGCCGCCCAGGTCAATGTGCATGGCCCACGTGGCCGGACAGAAGCCGTAGGGGTTGGGTCGCTCGCCCTGGTCCGTGCCGGTGGCGTAGTCGTAAGGCTGACCGTTCTTGAAGGTGGTGATGGTCTGCGGAGTCACGACCTTGCGGTACTCGTAGAGACTGCCGTCCTCGTCCGCCACCTGGTACTGAAGCGTGTAGGCGGTGAGGTTGCCTATGATGTCGCGCTGAATGGCCGTGACCTGGCCCGGCCAGGGCAGGGTCAGCAGGACCTGGCCGTCCGCTACGTCGTCCACGATTTCGATGAGCGCGTTGCCGAGCGCCCCGCCGTAGCGGACGTAGCGGCCCTTGAAGGCGTTCATCTGCGACCAGTTAAAAAGCGTTGAGAGCGCCTTACGCAGCGGGGGTTTGGTGTCCTGCGCCAGCGGGATGGCCGAAGGCATCCCGTCGGGGAGGTTCAGCCCGTCGTCCGTCACGAGGCCCGGATAGACGCTCGCGGCGTAGAAGTCCACGAGCTGCGTGGTGATGCGGATGAGGTTGCGCGTGTTGCGGTAGAGGCCGTACTTGCCTTTGTAGCCGGTCCACACGCTCGACCACGACTCATCGAAGATGGCGCCCGTGTAGAGCGCCCACAGGAAGCGGTATTCAGCGGCGCGGTCGAACCCACGGCGCGACCCGCCGGCCCCGTCGGGGTCGTCGTAGACGCGGCGCGCGGCGACCAGGCCGGCCTGGGCCGCCTGGAAGAAGCGGGTGAACGGGAGGGGCATAGGTCTACTCGGCGGGGGGCGTGCGGAGGTAGGGGTTGCGGTCGAGGGTCTGGAGCGCCATATAGCCGACGATGACGGCCGCCGTTTCGGGCTCGTCGAAGCCGGCCTGGACGCACGCGCCGTGGAAGACCTCGTGCCAGAGCGTGCTGAAGTTCTGGCGCTCGTCATTCGCGGCGTTGAGGCGGATGCGGCGCGGTTGGTGTTCAATCTCGCCAAACAGGGGGACGCCCTCTTCGTTGGCGAGACCTTCGACGACCTCCACGGCGTAGCGCATCGGCCCAATAAAGATGTGATCGGGGAGCAGCATGGCGACCTCTAGAACTCAGCGCGGTAGGCGTCGCGGAGAGCGAGCGAGCGGGGGAGGCCCAGGCGCGCCTCTATCCAGGCCTGCGTCAGCTCGCCTAGCTGGATGTGCGTGCGGTGGGCGAGATACCAGCCGCGCGTGTCGGGCTGGCCCAGGCTGCGGCCCGCGCCGCGCCAGTCGGCGAGCATCTCGCAGCGGTCGAGGTAGGGCATCTCCATAACCCGCGTGCCATCCTCGTCGTTGACCAGGATATGATGCTGCCAGTGGTGCGGCGAGCGGTGCTGGTGCCGCAACCAGGCGCGGTCGAAGTCCTCGTCCACGTCTTCCTGGGTGCGGAAGCTCACGCTGAAACCTAAGCGCGCCAGACAGCGTGTCTCGGGGTCGCTCCAGCTCGGCCAGGTCGCGTAGAACTTGCGGGCGTAGGGAATGAACTCGTCGGGGCGGAACTTCGAGAGGTCATGGGTCAGGGCGCGCCAGAGGAGCAGATACTCCCCTTCCTCGCGCGCCACCCGCCAGCACTCTAGCCCGACGTACCACTTATGTCGAACCACGTAACATAAGTAGCGGTAGTAACAGGTCGTCCCGGCCCAGCGAACCACGCGCACCACGCCGACGGCCGCGATGGACGCGGCGACCAGGGCCGCGAGGACCTCGATGTGGAGCAGGCCGTGCAGCAGGAGGAAGAAGGCCGCGCTGACGGCCTCGCGCACCACCTGACCGACCCAGTGGAACACGTCCGCGAGCCGGTCGGCCAACTGCCGCGCCAAGTCGTCGAGCGCGCGCCAGAAATCATCCACAGGCATCTCCTTAGCTGTCCATCACCTCGACCTGGCCCCAACGCAGGACCGTCTCGGGGTCACCGTCACGTTCAAGCACCTGGCCGTCCAGCCCCACCGCCAACAGGGCGACGAAGCCCAAGCCGTCCGGGCCGATGCCCGCTTCAAAGGCGCGGTCGCTGACGTCTTCCTCGTCGAGGAGCACCCGCAGGTGGGCGCCGGGCAGCGAGCCAGGCGTGTAGTAGGTGAACATAGAACCTCGGATCGGTCCACACGTCGCGCAGGCGCGGGTCCCGTCGCGCCCCATTGGGCGCGAGCCAGAAGAAGCGGCGCGGGCGTCTCCCCAGGGGAGTGGCCCGGCCCACCGTCTCACGCAGACGACGCCAACCGCGTCTCTGCGCGGTGTGCGCCACACTCGAACGCAGCATACGGCTTGCCTCCGTCGAGGAAGGTCGGGCGCAGATACGCCGACATCTCCAACTCGACGCCATCCTGGTAGTCGGCCACCACGTTCCACAGCTCCCCATCGCTGAGGTCAGGGTTGCGGTAGATGCCTCGAATGGTGCGCAGCGTGTCCCGTGTGACGACCGCCATTACCCCTCCCGCAGGAATGCTGGCCCAGGGCCGGTGGTGAAGTGGTAGACGATGGTGGTGGGGGTCACCTCGCGGCGCGTGGCGGCGGCGTCAATCCAGG